ACGAATCCGATGGAACTGATGCAAGAGAGGAGAGAGAACGACGAGAAGCTTGGGACAGATTCCACGACATCGTCCGAAGATTTAATGACACTGGAGAAGACCGTGATTTTGACGGATGGTCGGATCAATCCGAATTTACAACTACAACATGTCCAGATACCCCAATTAGTGAAGGAGGAACTACAGATTATTCAAGCTGTACCTGTGGAGATTCTGAAGGAACACGGTCTGTTGGACCAACCCCCTATGTCGTTGAATTCTAACGCGGACGAGCGACTTAGGTGCTTCTACGGGGTCGGCAAGAATTACGAATTGAAGGCAGGTTGGGTGCAATCTCATCGGCTTATTGAACCAAGAATCGTTCATGCCAACAACATGGAAAGGCTGATAAGAGCGATTATAGACCGCATTGAGAAGAAAGGTGCTACCTTCAGTGCGTCTGCCAAGGAGATCTTGAATGTGGAGAATTATGTGAGCAAGCTCAAGTGTACATTGTTCACAAAGAAAAGGATCTTGGAGGCTAGTTACAAGGTATGGCCTCATCTCAAGTCAAAGAAATGGACTGACTTTAGAGATGAGGTAGCCTGGGAGAATCTCATCAAACAGACTTGTATTGGCCAATCAACGTTTGGTGAACACTTACCGACACAAGGGTCGGTTAAAATTGAACCCTCAAGGGAAGACAAGCCTCCAAGACTCATTCAGGCAGACCAGGACATAGGGCAAGTGGCATTCCAGGTTGCAATACGGATTTGTGAACACATACTCCTGGAAGCTTTTCCTGACTCCCATGTCAAGCACGCCCCCAGACCAGCGGCCATGGCTTGGGTGTCAGAAAAGTTAAAGCCCTTTGAATCAGAAGATGGGAGAACGGTCAAGTATCATGATATACTGGAGGGAGATGGCACCAATTGGGATTCTCACATGTCTTTTAAACTTAGGAGCTTGATTGAGATACCAATTTTAGAGAAAATCGTCTCTATCATGTCGAACCATGGTTTTATGACTCCCGCGATGTTTAAGCCGATGTTGGAGAAGTTGCAGCAAGAAGAAACAGCCATTGGACATTGGAGCAACTTCTTAAACAAACGCTTGAAAGTCTTCATCAAATCTGTGCGGCGTTCGGGCGAAGCAGGCACGTCAATTTTGAATTGGCTAGTCAACCTGGTATTGTGGACGGTAGCACTTTTTGGTGCAAATGCTCCAACCATGGTACCATATTATGATGGCGATGTCTTGAAAGTGAAAGTGTTTGGCAAGGATCGGTGGGGCGACAACCGATATTTCGTGTTCGTGTTTGAAGGTGATGATAGCCTTATTTGCACACGTGCCAACCTGAAAGGTGACGACAAGTTTTATGTGCCCTGGCGCCCTTTTGAGCACATTCAAGAGGTGCGCGACTTCTTTGCAAGTATGGGGGTTTCAATGAAACTTGTACAACCTTTGGCTGACGACCATACAGCCAAGCCCGGTTTTGGAAAACACGCTATTGAGTTTTGCGGACATTTGTTCGATGGTGAGGGACGGAGACACGGTGGAGTTTGGTCAGCCGATCTTCGGCGTTCCCTTATCAACTCAGGCGTATGCGTATCACGTTTAGCTGTGGAGGCTGGCGTGAATGGCGACACTCTCAAGGTAAACCAGTTTCTTGACGCCGGTTATTTATGTAGAGCACGGG